AGGCGATGCTGCAGACCGTAGATGATCGCGTCGAGCTTCGATGGCTCGATCAGGAGTGGCGTGTTGAAGATGCGGGCCGCGACGTGGGGCGCGAGATGCTCGGAAGTAATCATGCCGCCCACTCCATATTTGCGTTATCCGCGTGCTGGTCCTGGCCAGCATCACCTACGTTCCCGGTCCCGTCGCCCTCGCCGGTCTGGTCTTCGCTGTCGCCCTGGTCGCTCTGATTGCCGGCGACCCCGGCTGGAGATGGAGGCGTACTGTTCGGCTGTGGCAGCCCAAGCTCTTCGCGCAGCTCGCGCTCTTCGGCCAACTGCAACAGCACCTCGCGCCAATCTAGTCCCTGCTCGGCGCATTCCTGCTCCTGCGTTGAAACCTGGGCGGCCATGCGCTTCTGCACGGCGTCGGCCTCCTTCGATGGGTCCACCCACCCGCGGCCAGCCATGATCCAGCGACAGCGGCGATAGGCATAGCCGTTGGTGTAGAAGCCTGGCGCCTCGATGACGGCGGCGTTGATGGCCTCCTCCAGCCACAGCTCGTAGATCGGGTTGAGCCAGTAATCGATGAGCCAGCGGCGCCGGCCCTGGAAAAAGCGCCAAGCCTCCAGAAGGGCGGCCCGCGCGCTGGAGTAGTTGGTGCGCGAGAAGTCCTTGCTCAGCAGCTCGTAGGGAATGTTCAACCCGGCCCCAATGTGGTGGAGCGTTGAGCGCATGAATTGGTCGAACTGCGCATTGGGGCGCCCGGGCGTGAAGGATGAAAGCTTGGCCCCGATCGGCAGCGGTACCACGGCGCCGCTCTTGAGCGTCGGGCGATATTCCTTGAGAGCGGCCTTCCAATAGTCCCCCGCGTCAACACCAGACCCAAAGAGCGAGGCCACGGTCTCCTGGTCCATCGCGGACTCAATGAAGGCGGCAATCAGCGAGTTGGCAATCGTCGCCTGGAGCTCCGTGCGCGTGTAGTGCGTCGCCATGCGGAACTCGCGCATGATGGCCGAGAGGATCGGCTTGGAGCGGTTGGCTCCGGCGCGCTCGCGATCATGCAGGTGCATCACGCGACGCCGGCCCCAGCGAGAGAATGCCGGAATGAACCGCCAGTCCTGCGGTGTATCGGCCATGGGGTGCATGTAGTACCAGTCGCCCGGGTGGCTCTTGCGTATCCAATAGCCCACCGGTGCGCCGTATTGATCGATCTGCACCCCACCGCGGATGTCTGCCCTGGCTTCGAGCCATGGGGGTGTGGCCAGGCGGTCGGCCTCGATTACCTGGATGCGGGTATTCCATCGTGCCCCATCCCGCGGCAGCCAGTGCGGAATGGCAATGGCATCGCCGTTCGAGAACCAGCCCCCGAGCCCCTGAATGGTCAGCCCCAAGAGACTCATCGAGCGGGCGGCGTCGATCTCGTTCGGGTCGTGCGCCCAAGTCGCGAACTGCGCATTGGTCAGCAGCGCCCACTGCTTCACGCGCGGGCGGTCCCAGCCGAGAAGCACGCCGTCCGGGTTGCTGTTCAGCCGAAGCTGATGCCCGACGATGTTGTCCTTGTAGGTCTGCGAGGCGCCGGAGCCATAGCCGTTGTTCCGCTCCAGATCGCGCGCCCGTGGACGGATGACGCCCAGCTCCGGCAGGAGGTCAGAGTCGGCCGATCCCGTGCTCGGATACCAGTCGGAGAGAGCCGGATCGGTGTAGCTGGCAGCTGCGTGCGCCGGAGACAGCGCCGTCATCTGCGCGCCAGCGGCAGGATCCTTTCCCCAAAGGTCTTTCGCGGATGGCTTGAGGCGCGGCTTCGCCACCGGTTACATCCCCATGCCGACATACAGCGGGCCGCGCGCCGGCCGATCGTAGGTCTTGGCATCGATCGCCGACTGCAGTGCGGATATGTAGGATTCCAACGCCCTGGTCTCATTCTGCGCGTAGGTGCGCGACACGCCGGTGTGGGAGATGGAAACGGTCCGCTTGCCGGTCCGCAGCTGATGCAGCGCCGTAAGCGCTTCAGTGCGGTAACTCTGCAGAGTCGTGAGATCGAGAGAGGCAAGTGCG